AATGCGGCCAAAATTGACCGCACTTTATTATGCGTCTGATGGCTGACTACCACCTTTTATTTTGATAATTTTAGCCGTCGTCTCTTTTGTATAATTTTTAAAATCTGCAAGTTTTACAATAAATCTTTCTGTTTCGGTTAGTTCCAATGGTAATCCCATCTCGCGTTCGCCAATCGCAAAACTCCAACTTCCATTTAGCTCATAAAGTAATAATGCGCCTTGAAACTCGTTTGGCAGTGTTGCTACGCATAAAGCTCTACTGTCAATATCTTCATTGGTCGCGGCTGGCACGGTGACTTTTAAAACTTCCACCCCGCCGATGCCATGTGATGTTTCGCCAAGGCTGTTTTTGATTTCCCCAATATCTTTTCCGATTTGAAGGATAAGTTTTAGTAAATTTTCATTTTTTGGTTTAGGCATAAATACTCCGATTTGTTATGCTGATTTTGCTTTGTTGTATTCGCCAACTAAATCAAGGTTGTCAAAATTTGATTGCCATTCTTGAAGTGTTGTGACGTTCGTTTTGATTTCTTGCAAAGTGGCGGTCAATGCATCTCTTATGTTTTTATCTGAAATTAATTCACCAATCTTTGATGCAATTTCAAATAATGTGTCTAAATCTTCAGCTAATTCACCGCCTTTGATTTTATTTAAAATTCTTGTTTCCGCTTCGCTGATTATTTCATTAACTTTATCTAATCCTATTCCACTTTGTGTGCCGCCTTTTTTTATATTATTTATTTCTTCTTTTAACGCTTTATAATCTGCGCCAACGGCCTTTGTTAATTCAATGATTTTTTGATAATTTCCACTTGTCATGTTTAGCCTTTAAATTTTAGATAATTCATATAATGCCAATAAATCTGGCAAATCTTCTTCACCTAACTGCAGTACTTCAACCTTTTCAATAATTGCTACGATTTCTTGCTTTCCAACTGTTGCAATGATTTCTTGTTTATCCACAGTTGCTATAACTTCTTTTTTGTCAGTTGTGACAATAAAATCATTATTTGCCATAAATTAATTTTCAATTTTTGATGGTGTGTAGTCTTTTCCCAGAATAATAGTGCCGTTTTTAACCACTGTTTTTACCTTGCCTGAATTTGATACTGTTTGTAAGTCATATCCGGCATTATTCCATGACGCCCCTTGTGTTACTTCATGTCTAAATTTCACTAAAATGACGCCGCCTTTAGCGTCTAAAATATCAATATCTCCAGTTGTTGATGATAATCTAAGCACGGGTTCATCATTTGATACCGCATACAAATCCAATCTCGCCACATTGCTTAAATCATACGGCTTAATGCTATTATCATTTTGCTTTTCAAATACCCGAACTGTACATTCTTCATCGTCGCCACGGTATAGTTCAATCGTTGTTCTGCTCATTATTCACCTATCTTGCGGTTTTAAAACGCGCATCATGTTGCTTGCCTGTAATTTCACTTTTATAGGCTTTTTTACAATGATTTTTATCTCTAAACAGCCAATTAATAAAACGATAGAGTACACGCCACCTTTTTTTCGGTTGTTCGGTTAATATTGCCCCACGATAGGTGCGACTTGATAATGTTTCGTCTGCTGCACCGCCTGTGATCGCATTGAATAGTTGGTCAATGGCGATGATGTTGTGATAGAAATATCGTTTTAAATCCATGCTTCAATTTCCTTCTCAAGTGCGGTCAATTCTTCCAGTGTTTTTGTGGCTAATAAGCGATCTTCAAATGCTTGGCGCTTGCCAATAATTTCACCTATGGCAAGTGCAAACTGGCTTGATTTTTCAATCACTTTTTGGACTAAAACTTCAAATGATATGCCTCTGACTTTTGCCACTTGTTTTAACATTGGCGTGTCTGCATTATTATCTGCCTGCCATGCTAACGCTTCTTTCTCTTGGCGATAAAAACTTTCGATTTCTGTTTGCGGATAGCCTACGAGTAAGCTGCTTTTAATTGTGTCCGCCTTGTCTGCTATGGTACTTAATAGGGTTTCTTTTTTACGCTGAAAGAATTCCGATTTCTTGTCATCTGAAACCTTAAAAGATTTCGATTTAGAATCAAAAACATGGTATGCACTAGGCGCCTTACCTGAATATTTGATTGCCCCATTTTCCAACCAAACAGCACCGCCGCCAGTTATACTGGCTGAAATGCCGTCAATTTCTTCAGCACTCACATCAACCCAATTTTGATTATCTGTTACAAGATAATCAGGGGCGAACGTGCTTGTTTCTATGTTAAATAACATCATAATTACCACCCATACCATCCGATTGCCAGAATATTAAATCTAGCCTCACCACCGTTGTGTATTTCAACAACGTTGCCATTTTGAATATTAGCCCCTACTTGTTTTCTACCGGCGCCGACATCTGTCACTTGCACCATGCATGCGCCGTTAAATGCCTCAGGGAGATTCACTCTTGCATATCCATCAATACTTACGTTCATAATAATCACCCGCATTACGCCATTATCAGCAACAGGGATATCAAACACTTCTGCGCCGTTGTAATGGCGTGGGTAATTCTGGTGTCTGAATCTATTTTTTTTGTAGGTGTTATTTAATTCATTCCACACATTGCTGATATCTGTCTGTTTGGCAAAATACTCATGTAACCATCCGTATGACTTTGACCATAGCGCCCCAGCGCTTGATATAGTCATTACTGTTTCTCTGCTATCATGAAACCAATCACCTCCTTCTGGTGTATTTAGGAATTCGATTTGAGTGCTGTTTTTTCCTGCATCTCTAAACCAGACAGAAGCTCGAGGAACGTTGTCACTTTGGAAAAAATCAATAAATCCACTTGTATTTTGTCCGCCGGCTTTGTTTTTTATAATTAATCCGTTTGCAAATCCCCCAGATCGACTACCCTCTATACTTAGATTGCCGGTCATTGTGTCGCCATATTTATTTACTCCTCTTAATCCATCAGTTCTAACCCAGTTTCCCCATGTTTTTAAACCGTAATTCATGTTTCTCTGATACGTTTCACCAGTGTTAAATCCAATATACACTTGCATAACGCTATAAGCTGATGGGTATACCAATAGCGTGCCTGCGTAATTAACAGGGTAATTACGACCTTCCGTAGCGTCTCTATTGTCTTCTTGTGCATAAACACCATAGTCTTTCACATCATTAAGATTTTGTGTTGTAAGCTTGCTACGCGTGAAATTTGATGCAATTTGTGAATCAACCCAACTGCGATATGCAACAGTTTCACTTTTATTTAAAACAGGGAATGAAATATAACGTGTTGAGTTATCAAGCATTTTATAGGCGAAGTTTAAACGTGGTTCTTTCTCACTTTCTGGATTGGTTTCAAGCCGCCACGTCCCCCCGTTTTCAATCGGAAAAAATAATTTCCCCCACCCATTTGTTTTAATGTTGAGTTGATGATTTATGGTTTGTTCACCAGTGTTAGTAATATCTTCAACCCAGTTTAGTTTGTATGTCGCATTATTAAGATTAGCAACAGAAAAGAACTTGCGATTAAGCGTGACGTAATGGCAATAGAAAATACTATAGCCATTCATCATGTAGAACGTCATTACAATCGGGGATCTGACTTCAAGTGGCAAACCTGTAATTTTGCTGTTTCCGTTGTTGTGATTGGCAAACGTTAAATAACCATTTTGTCTGTATTTATCACCAAACAAATTGATGATTTGCTGTCTATTAGTTAAATCTAAAGCAAGTGTATCGCTTGATACGTAGATTTTTTGGAATAAATTATTGTTATCAGCGGTTACTGCTCGGTCAAACGCGGTTTTGACTGCTGCAGATGTTGCGACCGTATCTCCGCTATTGCTATCTATAGCATTAGATTTTTTACTGTTTGGGATGTAATTAGTAAGATTTCGCACAACAGCATCAATTAACCCTTTTATATTTTTAATTGCTTTTGGTGTTGCCGCTTTGCTTTCATCATCGCTGTTATTGTCGCTTGATAGCTGCACAATACCCGCTTTTGTTGTGTCGGCTTTTTCGATTTCGTGTGTATGCCCGCTTTCATCAAATCTATTTGTAGTTGATGATGTGATTTTTTGTGGGTTTAATTGCTGACGTGTAACAAAGATCACCGAATTATCTATGCTTAATGTGACAGCTTGTGAATTACTGACTTTTAAAATCATGCGCAACACTTGCACTTTTCCGCTTCCGCTTTCAAGTGTTGGCTTAAAGCTTTCAGGCGTGTTTGCATAAGCTACTAATTTGTTTGTGCTGTCGAAAACGCCCATTTCTCGGATATAAAACCCGCCCACATCTTCCGGAATAGTCAATTCGATGATAATTTGCTTATTGTTGCGTTGATCGAGTGATACGGCACTGACATTTGCGCGGTGTGTCTCTTTCACCAACGCTGTGCGGTCTGCCGTTGGTGTAACGGCTTGTCCGTTACCATCGCCCACTGCAAAGCTTGATAATGTAAGCGGCTGATTAGTTGCTAAAGCCTTTGCAAAAGCTTCTGTGCCGTATTTGGTTAATACTGTGAAATATTGTGCTGTCATATAAATCCTTAAATAGGGTAAACGCTGACGATTTCGCCTGTTTGTTGCCCAAAGAATGTATTCATTTGGCCAGTTGGTGAAATGGCGATGGCGAGCTGTGATAAATGGCGTGAAACAGGTTTGACATCATTGATTAATCGCACTAATTCGTTATAAGTTTGCTCGTTCAATCCTGTTTCCGGCACTTCAACTGTGATGCTAAATGTGCCTGCTTTGGCTTGTGGTTTTTGGTTGTACCATTCTTTTAATTCAACAAGATAGCCTATTGGTTCGATCACTCGTTTCACGGCGGCAATGGTGCCTTTGTGCTTGTGGATAAAAAACGATTGTTTAATCGCAATGCGTTTAACTTCTTCGCTCCAATCCTCGTCCCATTTATCCACCGAAAACGCCCAAGCTAAATAGGAAAGAAGCTCCGATGGGCATCTGTCAGGGTTGATCAAATCCGCAATAATGACTGGATTTTCAACCGCGCTTTTTAAAATTTTTGCGGCTCGTTTTTCCAGTTTTGTTGAGCCTGTTGGCAATAGGTGGCTAGTAATCATCACTTGTTACGATCTCAATATTAATATTTGTGCAATAGCCTGATTTTGAGCTAGGCAAAACAATATCGGCTGTTGGTGAGAGTAATTCCACTCGTTGAACGCCTTCAAGGTGTAGTGCTGCATAAATTCCCGACAAGCTAATATCTCGACCTAGTCTGCGTTTTTCTGTGGCGTATGCAGTGAGTTTTTTCATTGCTTCTGCTTTTATCGCTTCATATTCAGGCCCACGATATAAATGCAATTTTGCTCGGATTTCGTATGTTTGGATTGTTGCACTTTGCACTGTTACACGATCCCCGATTGGGCGAATGTTTTCATCGTTCAATCTTTCTCGGACGGCTTTCAACACTTGTTCACTTGCTACGCCTTGCCCTGTTCGGCTTAAAATAGTGACGGTCACATTGGCGGGTTCAGGTGAGACGACTGACACGTCCACTACATCGGCGTGAGCGGATAAGGCGTGAAACACATAACTGCTTCTTGGTCCTGCAACTGACATTCCTTCAAAGGCAAGTTGCGTTCTTAAGCGTAGTTCTACGTCGCTTTCATAGACTGCTGGTTTAGGTGGAGTTGTTGCATTATCTTCTGCTTGGATAAGTAGGCGTTTTACGTTGTAGTTGGCAGCGATCACATCTAAATCACTCCCTGTTGCATAAGCAAGCATGGTTGCCTGTGCGGCTTGATTAATGCGTGTGCGTTCAAGTAGTTGCAAATAGACAACTTCTTGTAAGAGTTTTGTAATGGGTTCGCTTTCAAGGCTTAAGCGAGACTGCCAGAATGCACGTTCTGATTCGTCAAATAATTTGATGAATTCTTGTTTTCTTTCCGCAAGTAAGGTTTCAAAATCTAAATCTTCTAAAACTTTTGGTGCGTCCAGTTTTGATAAATCAACTAATTCGCTCATTCTT